AAATTTAGCGGATCTGCCCACACAATAGTTTTGCCAGCTAAGTTTGTGCCCTTGCTGTCATATAATTCTTGTGTAGTTGTTACAGAAGTAATCTTTAAGAAGCCAGTGGCTGCGCCGTTACGGAATGGCTTATAACCAAGTTGACGAGCAATACTTAATACATTGCCACGAACTTCTGCTGTTTCTAAAAATGTTTCACGTAGGTTTAAATCTGCACGGAACGATAAGTTCTGCCCCATAAATGCCATTAAGTCAACTAGCGCAACGTATTCGCTAGAGCTAATAAAGTCATTAAAGTCTTCGGGATAGTTTAATTGGATGTGCTCTAATAATGCAGCCCTTAGACTTTCAAAGTCGTACGCTTTAAAGTCTGCGTTTACTAGATAACGATAATTGTTAAGCCAGCTTTCAGCGGCATTTAACTGTCCTAGGCGTCGTGTCTGGCTCATAATGTGTTCGTTCCTTTATCGTATACTAATGGTAGTAATACTTCTTCTTCTGTGGGCAAATATGTCACTATAACTTCAATGTTAAGTGCATTTGGGCCTTCGCTAATAGTTACACCTTGTAATGACCAGCGCGGATCACTTTTAATAATTAACCGTACATCAGCGTCAATTAGATTGATTGTATAATCATCCAACGGTTCAAAAAGCATATCCCATACTATGCTGCCAAATTCTGGCATCATAATACGTTCGCCTTTGCGAGTATTAAAGTGGTTTAGTAAGTCTTGTTTTGCGAGGGCAAGATCGTATAGGACTGGATTTAAAAAAGTAGTCCCAATTGAGCTGTACCCGCGGAATTTTGATGTGTAACTTGGCATACACCTATTTACCAAGTTTTAATAAGCTGGGTTTTATCTTATGCCATATTAGCACTTGATGCATTGCCAGCCGCTGCTGTGCCCGGAGGATTATTGCCGCCAGTATGCGGGGAACCATACTTGTCACGCAATTGTTCTACTGTCAAGTTACTACCATATGGAACCGCTCCAGTATTTAGATAATAGCTTCTTTCCCATTGCGCCAGATGCTGTGGTGTTGGTTTTCCGTAAGTATTGTCAACTTTTGTCCCCGATTGACCGCCGTTGCCATACGGGGTACGCCACTCACTAGAGTTGGGCAGTTGCACTTTATTGTTCTTTAAGCGAGATAAATCTCGCTTAATTCCTTCTGATTGTAGCTGTGACGGTTCCATTACTCGTGTGTCAGCATTTGGTTTTCCGGTCATTGCATATTTTGCATCGCTGTTACGAACCTGAGCACTGTTATTATAGTTTGAGTTTGCCCAAATTTTAGCAATGGCTTCGTTAGTGGGCTTGCCGTCTGCGGTTGAAGCTGCGGCTGCAACCAAGTCTGCTGCCATTTGATCAGCTGCTGTTGGTCTGCTGTACGAGGCCATAATTAATCCGTCAATTTGAGACTGTGTAATACAAACTGTCTTGCCTGCACTACTTTTTGCCTTTTCAAGTGCTCGCATAACTCGTGGTGTATTTTCACGATCAATAATTTGACGACTCGCCAAACGTGCTTCGGGCTCGCTTGGGCCCGCCAACAGTGCCTTCTTTAAGTTTTCATCAATTTTGCCGCCACCACCTGGACCAAAAATATCTAAACGTATACCGTATCCAATGCTGTAACCTTGGAAGTCGCTGTACATGATACCGCAATACGCTTCGCGACTTTTTAAAACCTTAAATCCTTCGTCACTTAATACACTCTTAGTTGGTTCTGGTACACAATCAATTGCATTTGTTTCTTCTGGTGATGGCTTATCTGCATAACTTTCTGGTGATGGCGTAATTACAGGATCGTCAATCGGAGCAGAACCTGTGACTACAGTAGGCTGCTCGCCACCTTTACTGACGTGGCCGCCATATGGTTCAGCTTCGGGTACACGGCCGGCAATGCTCTTGCCAACTGTGGTGTTTGTTGCCAGACTGTTTGGTGTTGGTAAAGTTGCACGTTCTGCCGGAGGCCCGTTTAAATCAATACGCTGGCCGGTCATTTTAAATTGACTATCTGCCAAAATGTTCATGTTTTGCCCAGTGCTTAACTTCATTCCGGTTGTACCAGTTGCATTGAATACTTGGCATGCTTCTATTTCCACGTTATTAGCGGCGCCAGCATTGATATTGCTGCCAGCATCTAAGTTAATGTTATTGCCAGCGCGAAGGTTAATACTTTCTCCAGCATTTACGCTAAACGAGCCGCCTGCATAAACGTCTACGTTGCCTTCTTTATCAAGTTGCATCCAGGCATTGCCTGTTGCGTTGACAAAATAAATGAAGCCTTCGTCATTGTCCATGATAAACGTATTGCCCGAGGCTGTGCGTAATCTAATTTGACCGTTTTTAAAACCTTCGCCATCGTCGATTACTAACTGATGTTGTCCAGGTGATAAAATTCCATATGCCAAGCCAGTATGCTTGCCTTTGTTTCTAAAAGGGCCAGCATTAATGTGGCCTCGACGCAAATCTTTTTCAAGACCTTGACGTCTAATTACGTTGTTTAACGGATGTGTAGGTCTGCGCTCAGGATCAGGGTCGGCGGTGTTGTATCTATTGCGTTCAGCCAATGGAACTGTTTCGCCTGCATGTGTTGTGCCCGACGCCACAGCCGGCAGCGCATGAGTGTGGCCATCGTGCGGCATGCATGCCCACCAGATGCCTTGACTCAGTTCTCCGTTAATGAAACTGCAAATGACTTGCACATTTTTATCTGGGGGCACCATCCACATGCCGTAGCTTTGGTTTGTCTGTGCGTACTTGGTTGCGTCCTTGGCTTGTGATTCGTCCTGGGTGTTTGTTGCACCAGCGAAAGGCGGACAATAGCGCACAGTAAACCAACTTTGCTTATTTGATTCTACTGAATTACTCAATTGCGGAATCCATACTCGTAATCTGCCTAAGCCGTCGGGATCAATGTTATCTTTTATCTTGCCAAGGAATACCCCATGCATCTTACTGCCAACTGCTGCTGCACCTCCACTTGCTCCACCTTTATTATTTGCTTGCATTTATATCCTTATTTTGTCTTTGGGTTTGCATTGTTTGGACCTGTAGCCGATGCATTACCGGGAGTCGAACCTGATGCGGTTGCAGTCTGTTTAACTTTGCCTTTCCATGGATTAGACAATGCTTCTCTTACACACGCCAACGACGTAGTAAATTTACCTTTAGTAAATTTGTTTGTTGACATTGTAATAAAATATACGCCGCTAAGTGCTTCTGCTTCACGCAATTTCATAGTATCTGTGTATGGATTATTTGTAGCAGATGGTATCTGAGCATCAAAATAAATGAACGGCTGCCACGTGTGTGTAGCAGTTTTCTTTCTCTTTTCGGCCATTTGATCTTCGGTGAGTTGTTCTTTTTCATATTCCCATACATCTTCATTCCACGGCGGCTTTCCAGGCGATCCGGGAATTTGCATTAACCAATACGGGTCTCCGACTACTTCTAAAGTTAACTTTGTCATTTCCCCGCTTCCGGCCATGTTTGCGCCAATCTGCCTATAGACTGCGTATTCGTTTGCATTAGCTGGCGCTAGTGCTCCTTGCTGGCTTTGTTGTTGGACACCCACGTTCATATGATAAAACTGTGGCATGTGTGGATACCAACCTTCTCTGGGTTTTATTTTACCAGTCTGCGGATCAAACTCTGCATCTTCTGCATACGTTGGGGCAACACGTTCTTGTTTTGCGCTGACTACTTTGGCATCATTGCATGCAATTGCCTTTCCACCTGTTGCTGCCGGAGACTTTTGTTGAGCTGTTGAGGAAGTTGCTGTGGGTGCAATTGCTTTACCTGTTGCCGAACTAACCCACAGTGGTCTAACATTACGCCACATGTTATTAAGTTTTAATTCTACATTAAGTACTTCAGAATTTTCGCCAGTGTAAATCCACCTGTAAACTTTTCGTAGCAATCCTTTTTTAATCCAATTTTGTACACGAGCATCACGCTGAAGCGGATCCTGTGCATCCTTGTACTCTTGTGGACTAATGATTGTACGTGCATCCTCTTTGGTAGTTATAAAGAAATGTAGTTCTTTAGCAGACGTGCCTAATTTAGGGTCAAATGCATACGCTTTATCTAATTCTACGTCCTTTGCTCCTGGAATCACAACCACTGATCGAGGAACAATATGTATTTGGCCAGGCTTAACTTCGGGACTATTATAATCCTTTTTCTCGGGAATACGATGCAAATGTTTCATCATGTCTTCGCTATTAGCAATTTGATTCAATATAAATTGCTGCACGGTCATGCCAGGCTTGCCTTGAATCTCGCCGCGACCAATTAACATACTAAATGTTTGTCTTGACCAAAAGCCGCTCTTGACTTTTAAATTTGCAATATCTTTGTGAGCAGTAATCACATACTTGTGAGGAATACAACGAATGCCAGCCTTGACATGTTCTTCTTCGCGCAAGTTGAGTGCGTCGGAAAACTCTTTACAAAAACTTCCAATAGTCTCAGGTGACCCTACCATTCTAAAGCCGTCTTCCAGCGTATTATAATCAGTGTTTAGGACTTGTCCCGAAACTTCTACAAAGGAAAAGTCATATGTGCTACCCTTATAGTCAAGTTGCATGTTTAATTCAGTTAATCGTATGTACCAACGAAATGTTAGTTCTTCGTTGTCCCACCCTTTGCATTGCTCCGGGGTATCAGAATCTGTGTTATATCCTGTAAATGAAATTTCAAATAAACACACGCCGTCAGCAGTATTACTATAGCCCAAATCTAATGCCGACAAAGTTAATGCTTCAATAAATCTACCGCCCAATGGTTCAACTATTCTGCCTTTAAAACTAACTGGTTGTGCTGTTACATAATTACCAGTGCTGTTGCCTGCGCCTACACACTCCATTGTCATTTCTTCGAGATACACTGTACCAGCGCCGCCAGTTTCCCATAACACAATACCTTTTTTGTAATCATAACTTCTATCATGTCTTGTTTTTGTTGCTTCGAGTGACGGCATCATTGTCAAACGAGTAGTGTAAGTTACATTACGGTAATCTTGTAAAGGATTATAGTGAATGTCGGGTAACCCGACATCATCATTGTACGTTGGTTTGGTAGCCATTATATCACTCCAGCAATGTCTGCTTTGCTTAGTACGCGAAGTACCATTCCTGTTTTTAAATCTCTAATAGGATCTTTCAGTTGGTTACGATTGAGAAGTACGATCACCCACCAATAGCTGCTGTTGCCATACAGCGAATAACTCAGCAAGTCTGGACGATGTTGGTATTTGGGCCCAACGACAATAGTTTCTGTTGTTTTACCGTCTGTGATATCTGCTGACGTTGGCAGCTTGGCCAAGTCTAGATAAAAGTCTTGAATTGGTGTATCAGCGTATTGGTTCTTTCCAGTGGTTGCCATTTTAAATATATCCGTTTCCTAATAACTTGCCAGTATAGAAGTTTTCTAAAGTATAATCTTTAACTGCTTCAACTGCATTGATTTGTACGATCAAACTAACGCTCATTTCAAATAGTACAGGTACTGATTGTTTACCGTTGAACATGTCAACGGTGATGTAATCAACATCGTTTGGGTAATCGTACTGAAACGTTTTTACAACAACTGGAGTATTTGCATACAAGCCGTGTGCATTTAAACGACCAATTGGAGGAGGTGTTCCTTTGTTTTTATCTTCACGGCCGTAAAACATACTGGTTGCACTACGTAATAAATGAATAGCAGTCAATGTTTTCTTTGCTTCATCTTCTGTGCGGCTAAACCAAGGACCACTAATAGTCACCACTGGAGTTGAGCGATTACCAAACGCACTGGGCTGATAGTTGGTGTGTTGCAGTTCCCATGTGCTGTAATTCACTTCAATGCTTTGAGAAATCTTAGGAGTACTTGGCCAGACCAAAATGTGATTGTTGCTTGGCCCTTTATAGGTAGGTGATCGGCTGTCGTTTTCGCCGGTTTTATAACCTTTTGCATCTGTTGTGCCCATTTCGGCAAATGCTTTGAATTCAATTTGGACTTTGCTTTCTAAATTAGCCACAATGTTATCCTAACTTGGCATCAAAGATGCGTTTAATTTTGTCAATCAATGCGCCACCATCAGGATATAATTCGTGTAACATTGCCACACGTCCTTCATCATCTGCTGCTTTGTACAAGTTTCTAATTTGGCTTGCACTGTTGATTGTTTGTCCTGCTATGCTAAACTGTACATCTGCCACAGGGTAAATGTAAGCATGGCCAGCACGGGTACCATCAGCATTTTTAGCATTGCTGAATGGCTGTAAATTCTTGCCAGTGTATGGCTGGAAGTAACTTGGAGAGCCGTCTTTCAATGGCTTGAAACCAAAACGTGGATCTTCGGCCATGTCCTTTGCACCTACACCAAACACCATAACATCTTTATTTGGGTCAAGTCCCAATTTTGATGGCAAATTAACAGGTGCGTATGGCACTGTTTCTTCTACAATGTTCTTGGCAGGCACACCAGCTGCCTGCATCATTACGGATTTTTCAGCAAATGTAAACGGACTCTTTTCTGGCTCCACTTTGCCGCTACTGGTGATGTAAGTATTGTTGATGCCAAACTTGCTCGCGAGTTCACGAAACACTTCAGCATGTCCATGGTGGAACGGGTGGAAGCGTCCAGCGTACACTGCAACTATGCGGGAATTTAGCTCATTGATCTTCATTAAAAGTTTCTCCATACCTATTTACCGTTTCTATAAAGTAGGTATATTACCGTTGACAATGGCCGCAACTCTATGTTATACTTAACACAAGGAGCTACACATGACCGAAAAAACAACAACCATTTACCTAAAAAACAAAGATATCTTGGCCGCAATCCATGCAAGTAAAATGAACTACTGCTGGAAAGAGGGCAAAGAATTTGAACAGTATGATTACATTGTAACCGAATTAAAGAGTTTTCATAATCGTAAGACCAAAGCATGCCCCGAAGGTGCTGTTAACTTGGCACGTGAAGCTCGTGCAGCCAGGATGCAAACTGCTGCCTACCAAGCTGCTATTGCCGAATGGGAAGCTGCCAAGGGCAAAGCAAGTACCAAGCCAAAACAAGATCAATTTGAAGTAAATCCTAAAAAGATTCCAGTTACTGATCTTGTTATCCGCATGATGACATTTGAACATATTCCACTAGAGCCGGGACGTAAAAACAATCCAAAGAGCATTGCTGATCATCGCGCCAAGGTAAACTTTCCCCCATTCAAGCACTTTGTTCAAAATGAAGATGGTGCCTGGCGGGAAGTGATTCGTAGTCATTGGAAAGGCGATTTAGCAACTGGAGAGTTTTGCAAAGACCATGGACAGATTACAAATCGACTTGGTGCAATGTTCTTAAAGTTATGCGAACGTTATAGCTTGCGAAGCAATTGGCGCGGTTACAGTTATGTAGACGAAATGCGTGGCCAGGCTTTGATTCAGTTAACACAAATTGCACTACAGTTTGACGAAGGTAAATCACAAAACCCGTTTGCTTATTACACTGCCGCAGTTACAAACAGTTTTACTCGTGTGCTTAACGTAGAAAAACGTCAACGTGATATCCGTGACGACTTGTTATGTGATTCGGGTCAAATGCCAAGCTGGACTCGACAGATGGAAAGCCAACAAGCACACCTTGAAGGCATTGAACGTTTTAATGCACTCAAAGATCCAGCGTCTGCTGACCTTGAAACAGAAGCGCCTGCAACTGACATTGAGTTAGACATTGATGTAGATGCTGATATCGAAGTTTCAGAAATTATTTTAGAAGACAGCGAGGAAGCATAATGACAAATCCGTTCCGCGATCAAGAGACATTTATGCGAGCTTGCGACCAAAGTGTCGACGGTAGCAATCAAGCACAATTCAAAATGTATCTTAAACTCATCAAAGAAGAATTTGATGAGTTACAAGTTGCACAAGGTATTAGTTTGGAAACTGGCGAGCAAGTAGGTCCAGTTGACATGGTCGAGACACTTGATGCACTGCTAGACATTGTAGTTGTTACCATTGGTGCTATGCATTCGGCAGGAATGAATGCCGAAGGCGGCTGGAAAGAAGTTATGATGACTAACTTTGCCAAAGTGGATAAAGAAACAGGCAAGGTCCGCAAGCGGGAAGATGGCAAGGTCCTTAAGCCACTAGGTTGGAAGGCACCCGAGCTTGCACCATTCTTAACTAAGGAGTAAACATGAAACATCCAGATAGCTTAAAGCGACATATTGATCACTTAGTGATCCATCACGATAGTCTTGAAAAACAATTATTGATCCTTGAACAACAACATCAAAACGATACGCCAGTTGCCCAAACTCTTAAGAAACGAAAACTTTTCCTTAAAGACGAGCTGGTCCGTTGTAGACACACGCTTGAAGAAATGCTATAATAACTGATGACTCAATCTTTTAAAAAAGCAGTTTGCTTCACAGACATTCACTTTGGACTACGCAATAACAGTCGTAGTCACAACAATGACTGTGAAAACTTTATCAAGTGGATGGTAGAAGAAGCCAAGCGAGAAGGTGCTGAAACATGCATCTTTCTTGGTGACTGGCATAACAATCGGTCCACTGTAAACGTAAGCACATTAAACTACACCACATCCAATATCAAGTATCTCTCGGAGAACTTTGAAAAGGTGTATGTTATTATGGGCAATCATGATCTTGCATATCGTGAGAAGCGCGAGATCAACTCGCTGCCATTTGCCAAGCATTTGAGTAATGTTGTACTTGTTGATGAGCCATTGACAGTAGGTGACATGACTATTGTTCCTTGGCTAGTAGGCGACGAGTGGGAGACTATGAAAAAGCTGAAGAGTCGCTATGTATTTGGACACTTTGAACTGCCTAGCTTTAAAATGAACGCCATGGTAGAAATGCCGGATCATGGTGGACTTAATGCTGGACATTTTCCTAATCAGGAACTGGTGTTTAGTGGACACTTTCACAAGCGCCAGCGCAAAGGCAACATTATATACATGGGCAATTGCTTCCCGCACAACTATGCTGATGCGTGGGATGACGAACGAGGTTGTATGTTCTTAGAGCACGGTGGTGAACCAGATTTCCGCACATGGCCAATGGCTCCCAAGTTTAAAACGCTTACACTGACTCAGGCCATTGATCGACATGAAGAATTGTTTGATGCTCAAACATTTGCCCGCATTACAATCGACGTAGATATCTCATTTGAGGAAGCTACATATATTAAAGAGCAATGGGCCGAAGCGTATAACATGCGCGAGTTGAGTCTTATTCCCGGTAAGAAAGAAGAACACGCAACCGAGTGGACAGGCGGGGAGATTCAATTTGAGTCTGTTGATGCAATCGTGCTCAATCAGATCCAGGCAATCGAGTCTGATGTTATAGATCGTCAAATTCTAACACAAATTTACCAAGGACTAACAGTTTGATCAAGTTCAACAATCTAACAATTAAAAACTTCATGAGCGTGGGTAATGTTACCCAAGGCCTCCGCATGAATCAACACGGGTTGACTCTTGTACTTGGTAACAATCTCGATTTAGGTGGTGACGGTGCTCGCAACGGCGTAGGTAAAACTACAATGGTCAATGCGCTATCCTATGCTATCTACGGCAATGCACTTACAAACATTCGCAAGGAAAACTTAATTAACAAGACCAATGCCAAAGGTATGTTGGTTACTGTTGAGTTTGAAAAGAATGGATCTAAGTATACGATTGAACGTGGACGTAAGCCTAACTTACTTCGCTTTTTAGTTGACGACCAAGATGTTAACGAAGCAAATACAGACGAAGGTGCTGGTGAAAATCGTGTCACGCAGGAAGCAATTGAACGTGTAGTAGGTATGAGTTCTGAAATGTTCAAGCACCTTGTTGCTCTTAACACCTACACTCAACCCTTCTTGAGTTTAAAAAGCGGCGAGCAACGTGATATTATTGAAGAACTGCTGGGCATTACTCAACTAAGCGAAAAGGCTGAGATCCTTCGCGAGTTCATTAAGAAAAGCAAAGACGACATCAAAGATGAAGAGTCACGTATCAAGGCCTTGCAAGAAAGC